TGTTTCTAATACATTTTTGTAGTAGTTAGAAGCACCTTGTGCATCTTTAGCGTCTGACGCAAGTGATAAGAATCCAAATGATTCTAACACTGTGTGTGGTTTTCCTGAGAATAATCCATCTTCGTCTACAACTACAACGTGTACTTCGTCTTCACCAACTCCTGCTACTGTAGCAGAATGTGATTTAGCAGGTGCTTTATTGAAAAGACCATGGAATTCCCAATATCTGCTAATTGCTGAATCATCTGCAACTGAAGTTGTAAGACCTGAACCAGCTGGTTGACCAACTGCTTCAATTGTGATTGTTGTTCCACTTGCCAAAGTTAACACTCTGTACATTGTGTCATGACCAGCAAACTTAATTAAGTCTCTAACTGCAAATACATTTGATGCATCTACTGTTATTGTTGTTTGACCAACTGACTCAACTCCGTCTGTTAGGGTAACATTGTCGTTGTAATAAGCATCTGAACTTGCACATACGGAAACTTTTAATGAGTTACCTTTTGAACCTGCAAATTTAGAAACGAACTTACCAACTGTTCCTGCAGCCCCACCTGATTGATAGGTAGTGATGTAATCTGATGAATTTTTTAATAATGATGTTGATGCACCTGCTCCATTTGCACTGAAAACTCCTGTTGAGTTTACTCTAACGATTCTTAATGATGAACCGTATTTTAGAAATGATTCTGCTGTGTAGAAGTCTTCTGCTGCAGAGTCCGTGTTTAGAGGTGAACCGAAGTTCTCTACTAATCCTTTAGCGTCTGAAACTGTTACTACTTCATCAACAGGGCCCCATTGAAATGAACCAGCGAACGCACCTGTTGTGCTTGAAACTGCTGGTACAACATTCGTCAAGTCAATTTCGTTGACTTGTACGCCTGGTGATACTTGAAATGCCATACTTTTCTCCTGTTAATGTAAAAAGTTTTGTTTTACTTGATATATTTATAACTTTATTAATCTTAACGAACCTTGTATTTAGGACGATATAAACCACCTATCTCCTTCAGTGTCGACAAAACTTTCGTTTTCATCCTTAACACTTCCAAAAACTCCTGCTGGTAACATGTCATCTTCTATCATTTTCTGTTGTTCGGAATATAATAGGTCTTTAACTTGTGAATCCGTGAGATGATAAAAGTATTCTGTTGTTATAAACCACGAAAATAATACGAGATTCATAACCATATCGTCATGATAACCTTTGGCAGCTTCATATGAAGTGCCTTTGTTAACAAATGTCAATAGTTCTGTTATAGTTGCTCTGTCACACAATTCCAACCTGTGTTCTTCTAAGAGTTCTTTGAGTGTCGAACAACCTATTCTTTTAACCTTCTTGTTCATTGTGACACCGATATCTTCCTGTTTTGTCATTCCTTGGACAAAGACATTTGAATATTCAATATCATAATGTAACTGTTGAGCAACCATTCCACCCTCTGCATTGTTCTCAACAATAACTAATGCTTCGTTATAGGGTTTAACATATTTGTTTATCATGTCAGGCAATAACATAGGAGATAACATGTTATCTCTAAATGTTGCAACTTGTTTAAAGGGTTGCACCGAAACATCAAATACACTAAACGTGGAATAATCCATTCCTCTTCCCTTAGAGACATCTACTGTACAAACGTAAGCATGTCCTTCTATGGGTCTAGTGTATATATTTATGTTATCACGATTCCAGTCGGGGTCTATAGAGCGTAATCCTAGTAAAATATTAGAATTAATAAGGGTATTACCTGTCCCTAGGAAACTATTTCCATACTCCTGTTCGAACTGGGTTTCGGATGTGTTTGCAATGGTCTGTTTCTTCCACTCTTCATCTCTGCCAGGCACATCATACCAGTTGATAAGAAAGTGTTTGTATTCAGATTGTTTCTGAATTGCACTCTCATATATCTTATAGAACATGTTACCAACACCGTTTGCAGTAGATGTGATAATAACCTTTGAATTTTTACCCGAGGTAACAACTGGATAGGTAGATGTATAGAATTCTTCTGCATTTTCTACGAACGCAAACTCATCAAGATACAAGAGGTTTATAGATAATCCACGAATAGAACTCGAAGATGTTGCAGCTGCAACGACCTTACTATCATTTCCAAACTCAATGTTACCTTTGTTTAGAATCTTAACACCAGGCTGTAAAAAGAACGGAACTGATTCTAACATAGTGACGATACGGGATATCATCTCTCTTGCAATTACACCTTTGTTGGCAAGTACTGCTACCGTTACTTCGGGTGTAAACAACAGATACCATAAGAGATATGCACATGATGTGATTGACTTACCACTCTGACGTGATGCAAGAACCACATTGAAACGATTCTCATCATAGTGTTTTATTAGACTTTCTTGATATCCACGAAGGTCAAATTTGACAAGACCTTCATCTAGTGATATAATAGAACAGTAGTTTTGTATAAAGTGTATAGGGTCTTTGGAACACTTGAGATATTCCTGAAACTCCACTTCGGTGTACTGAGTCTCGACTCCAGCACGTTTAACTAAAGTATTACCTAAGTAACCCTCATTCTTTGATTGTACCATCTATTTTTTATTCTTTTCTTTCTTGAGAAACTTCTGTAGTTCGGATGTGCTACCAACATACAAATGATTGTGTTGAGTCTTCACTCCTTCGTTCTCATTGTTTAAATCTTTCATCTTTTTCTGCAAGTCTAACAACTTCTCTGCGGTGTCTCCAACCGTCTTTATAAGTTGTCCTGCGACCTCGTAAGCACGTGGGTGTTCCGTTTCTTTACATAAGTCGAGTATTCCATCAATTGCATCTTGTCCTCGTTCTACGAGGTTGTAGAGGGTCTCACGACCATACTTGTAGTCGTTATCTACAGTGTCTTGTTGAGTGGGAAGTTTGACTACTTTAGTTTCTTTTTGTATATCTGCAGAAACATCTAAGATGTCTTCTAGTTTAGAATCTATATCTTTTGGCATATTTAACTCGCATCGGTAACTAAATCATCCGTAAAGGTTGTATCTGTTCCGTCATCATAAAAATTAACTGTCTCTGCAACCACAAATGTATCACTTGGGTCAACAGAACCTACAAACTTAAGTGTCGTATTTGCACTTATTGTTATTGCACCACTTAGTGTGATACTTAACTTATTAGATGCAACATGTGTAATGGTTGGATTTGGTGTAGCACCTGTTCCAAACACTTCATCACCCACACTTATCTTACTATTTATTGCACTTGCAAAGGTCACTGCTGTTGAACTAGAAACTGCATTAGCAACTTCTGCAAAGGCAGGTTCATAGTGTTTGACTTCTTTAATAAGACCCGAAGAATTGATTTGAGTTGTGGTAAACCCACCAGTATCCGTATTGATATAGTCTCTTTCAATAACATTCTTAATAATTGTTCCTTCGTAAACTGGGCCAAAGAAGTATATCTTCATAGAGAACTCTAAAGTATGTTCTATGACTCTTCTCTCATCAAACCCACCCTCGTAAGTATCTTCCATTGCAACACTATTAAGTGTAATAGGAACGTCTCTAACCTCACTCATACTGTCTACCATTTTCATCGTAACATTGTATTCGGGTTGGAAGTATGGTAGAATCTGTTCAATAATTTGTAGTCCATCATTTGCTTGTTTAGCAAGTATTGATAGGGTAAAGTTTATGGTATATGGGGCAGGTGCATATTGAAATGACCTTTTAACATCACCACTTTCTAGTGTACTCTTTTGTGAACGAATAAGTTTATTTTGTTGTCTAGTTGCATCATATTCAAATCCAGCAATCTCAAATGCCATTCTTGGTAGACTTATTGCACTTCTATTACCATCACTTAAGTCCGCTTCTTCAGAAAGTCTTTCTAACCACTTTTGTTTTGGGCCATATGAGATAGGTACAATCTGTTGAGACAATACAGTTCCGTCTGATTTTGTCTTCTTAATTGTAATGTTGTTGAATAGTGTACCAAAAATAGATACACTTCTTTTAACTGTTTCGTGATAAAAATGAGTACCGAACATTATGTAACCTCACCGAATGGGTTTGTTTCTGAGAAGTCTAAGTATGTATCTCCCTTAGTTTCAAAGTCTAAGTTCTGTGCATTACCATCATTTGACATTGTCATAATATCTGTAATTGATGCAATCGTTCTAGATGTTCCCGATTCTGCACCAACTAGTGTATCACCGGCTTGAAGTGTTTTAGTGTTATGTACGATATTAAGTCTCTTGGATGCACCAGCCCAATTAGAAACTTCTCCAACCACGACTCCACTAAGTGTAACATTTTCATTAATAACGTATGCACCCGAACCACTGTTCATGGTTAGGTCTAGGACATAAGCTTGTTTATTTTCAATAACATCAATATTACCAATATCAGTATCAAAGTCTTCTCCACCATACTCAAACAGTTCACACTGTAATTTGAACACGAATAGTTTACCCACTTGATAGAACGGATTTTCATGTTCTACAAATTTTATTTCAAACATTGAACCACTCATAGGAAAGTATATTAAATCCCCTTCGTTTGGTCTAAGTGATGTTGCAAGGTTTGAATCTAATGAAATGAATCTTTCCCAACTTCTTAGGGATAGAACGAATGTTGCTGTGTCTCTGACTTGAACACCAAACTTGGACATAAGGTCTCCATCACCCTCAAATCCTTCTGAATTCTCAATGTACATTTCAACAGAGTATGAATCTCCAAAGGTAGACTGCACGTCTTCACCTAGGATTACATCCTCTTCCATGACTTCTCTAGGTAAATAGAAAGTCTCATGTCCATACATTCTTAAAGACTCAACAATTAAATCCTCGTAAAGATTCTGTTCAGTCTGAACTGCATGGTTAAAGAATACATTGGTTGTCATAAAGTCTAACCCATCATGTCCATAACAGGCATTTCAAAGTTCAATCTAGACTCCTCTTCAAGTCTTTGTATTTCTTCTTGTGCCTCTTGTTTCATTTGCTCCGAGTTGAGTGTAACTCCGCCAGGTAATGCGATACCTGTGAATTTTGCAAGGTTTTCACCCCACTGATATTTTACTAATGCAGTTGCATATTTCTTCAACCACATATCATTATAGATATCTGTCATGTCTGTTGGGTCTAACTTTCTGTAACACTCAATGATTATGTACTCACCTGCTGTAAGTTTGTTTGCATTGTAGTCCATGTAAAGTCTATTACTATGTGTGTTATAACGTATTGGTATCTGACCAACTAACATCTGATTGAGTAATGCAAGGTGTGACTGAACTTGTGAATAGTACATGACACTTGTAGATGTCAAATCCCATAGGTCACCTAGTCTAAGTTGATACTGAATATCAAACATACCCGACTGTTCACCACTTGAAAAAGGGAATATGTTAATAACAGAAAGTACATGTTCGGGAAGAGTTAAATAGTTCTGACCTTCTCCGTATGTCTGACTTGCAATTGCTTGTGTTCCACTAGTTGCAGCGTTATGTGTCTCGTTTGTTTTAAACGAATCAATCTCTGCTTGAGTAATTTGATGTTTCAGATAACACTTAATAGAACCATCATAGTGATATTCACGGAAATACTGAAGTGCTTCTTCAACTCTATCGTCTAGTTGGTCGTCATCGATGTTAATCTCAACGACAGGAGCTCCAAGTTTTCTCTTGATATATTCTTTAAATGTTGATAATGAATTTGGTTGTGCCATAATAGTATTCCTGTTGTAATACTATTTATATGAATTATAAACCTATTCTTGGAAGTATGTCTTAGATTGGAGTCTATCTAACTTTTCATCGATTCTTTCTATAGTACCCATAAGACGATTAAAGTCTAACTCTATTTGGTCTCTAGTTACATATTCTTTTGCTATTTCTTCTCTAGTTTTATTGACTAGTATATCAAGTCGTTTTTGTTCAGATAGGACATTTCTAACGAGTAATCCGATTGGGGTTAGAACAAAAGTTAGTAATAAGTTCCAAATGATATGAGCGTCTAGTACAATTTCCATACCAGTATTTAGTATTTCTACTTCATTATGGGGTTACCATTTACATCTAAATCAAAAACAAATTCATTGGGATTGAAATTTTTAACTGTTCCTTGATTAGCTGTATTGGTTTTATAGTCCATAGTTATGTTGAATGATATACTGTATCTCTCTTTATGAGTTGGGTTGGGTTCTACCATATGCATTGCACCACTTGGAAATAGAATCAATTCTCCACTCCTTGGTTCAAAACCCTTATTTGTTGGGGTTCTATCGCTGTTTGGAAAATCTGCAACAAACTTTGTATCAGTTTCTATCATTTGGAGTTGACCCTCATCTCCGTCTGCTTGTATATAAAAGACACCACTATACCAACATCCGTTATGTAGATGTGGCATATTCCATGCAAGATGGTCATTGATATTTGCCCATGAGTTACTTATACCAACCACTGCAGTCTTAGGGTCTAGTCCATGAAAAGGTAACACTTCGTCATTGAATAGTGCAAGTATTCTATTAATCAATTTGGTAAAGGCTGGATGTCTTTCACAACCATCATGTGATTGCCAACCAGTGTACTGATTAGAGAAACTTCTTCCAACTGGGTCTGTCCTTCTCATTGCATCCATTTCACTAACCAACTGGTCTAGATACTGTTGTTCAACACCACGAGATTCACACAGTCCTTCTTGTAGAAGGTTTCTATGGAATAGTAATGTTGGGAATAATAATCTAACTGCCATCTTGGTCTCCAAAGTCCATTTCTAATTGTGTCTCTGTAGGTTGTTCAAACTCCACTTTCATCTTACCAGTCTTTGGGTCGAAGGGACACTCATCAGGTGTTTTATCCTCTTTAAAAAATTGTCCTTTCGAATGCCACATATGTGATTTCTTATAATTACTAGTACTTTTTATAGTTTCTTTAGTTCCAGTTCTATTCAACTCTTCAATCGTTACATCATCGGTATCAGACAATCGAGATGACCAATTATTTACAAAAGATTTATGACTCTTCAATGAATATGTGGCAACCCACTCTTCTCTTTTATATGGTATTATTTGACATAGTGGAGTTCCTTTTTTTATGACAAAGTCGTGGTCTACTTTGGGATAGAATATGATTTGTGCATTGTCATAATTTAATCTAAAACTATCTGTATCTATTATTCCCTGCCATGTTGCAAAGTAATCATTCTGAAATAGAAAGGGGTCTAGATAGAAACAGGAATAACCTTTTGGAGTTGTTATGCTCCAAGGATTTTTCATTTTGAATGCATCCTTTACAGGCCCACCAGTTCCTAGATAATCAAATCCATCTAATGTTTGGTGTGATGGATGAGTTGCAGAACCATTACCACCATCAGCCCATTTACTACCCTCGGGGTCAATTGCCATAAATCTCTTATCATCCGAATCGGTTTTACTATATCCCGATTTGATATGAAAATCTCTATTTGCAAGAAGTATCCAACCAGTTTTTAACCAATCATCCATAGCAGGACATGACCTTATAGTTTTATTTGGCATTCCTTGATTCATATCAGCCACTTTCATCTTTTTCCACCAATCGGGTGTTACTGATTTTGCTAGAACAGGTTTAAAATCTTGTATGGTTTCTGTACTATAGGTATGAAAGTCTATCGTTGGCATCGTAATTTTCCTCTGTATCTGTAAGTCTCACTTCATCACCACGAACAACTAGTGACCTTCTGTCCATATATCTTGCAGAAGGATTTGGTGCATCTGCACCGTGTGGTATTCTTCCATCAAACATAATCAATCTATTGGGTTTGAATTCAATTTCTGTAATTTGATGGTTTTTGATATGGTCATCACGCCCATCTAATCCTTGTTGTGGAGAATCGTATATTCTCAATGCACCACCCCATTTAGGATTCCAAAATGTATTTGGGTAATATAAAAAAGAAAGATTCCATTCATCTTCTTCAGCACAATCTGCGTGGGTTGTTCCGTGTAATCCTTGAGTTTGTGAATTAAGACCAGCATACTGAAATCTAACCCACTTAAAACCAAATTCAGTTTGTAGTCTTCTGTTAAGATATTTTGTAAATTTGACATCTAAAGGATTGACATCATCGTCTGTTGCATAGTTTTCTCTAAACAAACTTCCTCCCCAAAAACTATGATGAGGCAAACCAGTAGATGAACCACTTCTCACCTCATTGCTCTTTGCCCAAAAATTAGTTAATCTAAGTTGTCGGTCATAATATTGTTGTAATTCTGAACACAACCAATTATCTAAGACATAAATGTCCTTTAACGGAAGTTTATCAATCTTAAATGGTTCATCAATATAGACAACTTTTGGAACATATTCCATAAAGACTATCTTTGTATATCGGGTGGAGTCATATTGTTTGGTATGTAACTTTCATATACACCAAACTCTTTAAGATGGTCTTCACGAGTTGCATGTATTTCTGCACACACCTCATCAAAGACTACAAAGATAGCATCTCCATATTCCATTACTCGTCTTGCATTAGACCTGTACGGGTGATTAGACCCCTCTCTTCCAGCAAATACAACTTCATTTAAGTCATCGAAACCTAAAGATTGATAAAACTCTCCTAATAAGTTTTTACAAACATTTCCCAAATCATTTGTATATTGACCAGCCAATGTAACTCCAATTGGTGGTTCTGAATTTGAAATATACATTTCAATCATTTCAACTTCTGCGTCTGTAAGTTGAGTGTGTACTTGTGAATCAAAATCTCCTTTACTGTCATCCCATTTTTCTACTTTGACCTCTATGTCATCGTAAATCAAAACTTCATAGTCAAATCCTAACTCAGGCTTATCTACATTCTCAAATTCATAGTTAAGTCCGTTTGGTTTTTTAATCCATAGTCTGTTGTCTTCAGTGTATANTAGTGCATTTTTCATAATTTTTCCTTTGTCCTCATTTTACCTTACTATCACTTTTTTGTGTAGAGGTTTTTGTATTTATTATATACTTCAAGATTATTTATGGTAGTTGAATCCATGTCA